CAATTGACGATCCAATTGTTCCGATACGTAAATACTTGACAACATTTCTTTTCAGATTCAAACTTTATTATTATTTTTTACATACTTTTCATCTATTTACAAAAAAGCATTTCAATTTTTTTTTATACCACCTTTCAAAAGGTGGAGCCAAAATTTTTAAAATTAAAAATTAAAAATTAAAAAATAAAAAATAAAAAATTAAAATTAAAATTAAAAATATAATTTTATGTAAATAAAAGTATATCTTTTCAGTCTATTTTTTTTAATTGTAATAAAAATTGAAATTTTTTTATTAAAAATATCTTTTATTATTACAACAATTTTAATCATAACAATTTATAAAAATGACAACAATTACAAGTATATATATTCCTAAAATTGACATGAAATTTAATGCTGAATTTATAGCTGAAATTTTTGATAGAAACGGTATTGCAGAAATAAGTCGAATTTATATAGAACCGTTTACAAACATAATGAAAAATAAAGAAGGAAATAAATTTAATCGTGCATATATTGAAATAAAATCTTGGTATGATACAGAAAACGCATATAACTTCATCGAATGTATAAAAAATCCAGTTAAAGAAGCTAGAATAATATATGGTCATAACAGCTGGTGGAAAGCAGAGATCAATAATTATCAAGAAAAACTATATACTAATAGACGAGTTTTAACTGTATTTAAAAATAATATTGATGAAGATGAATTAAGTACCACTGCAGTAGCAGATGAATATACACAGTATAAAAAAAATCTTTCAAAAAAAATTCATTATATAGATTATAATATTCATAATGAATATGATCGACAACTCAAAGCCAAAATTTACGGCTATAAAAATGCTGTTGAAATGAACGCTGCTGAAGAATTTGATGGATATTTACACGAAAACCCAAAAAAATATTATAAACAATATATTTAACAAATATTATGAATTTAATAAAAAATAAAAACAAACAAACAACAAAAATATAAAATTTACATTTGTTTTTATTTTTTCTTTTCATAACATCTATTATATGGATCAAAATATAATTTCAGAAACAATTAATAAATTATTTAATACATCTACTAATAACTATATATTTGTTTACACACCACCAAAAGTCGGATCAACAACCTTAGTTACATCATTAAGAGTATCTCTCGGGAAGAGTTATAATATTATTCATATTCACGATGAAACAATGTTAAGTGTATTAACAGGAATAAATAATGTTAAAATAAATGATATTATTCATTTTTTATCTAATGAAGGTAAAAATGTTTATGTTATTGATGTTTATAGAACACCAATAGAGAGAAAAATTTCAGAATTTTTCGAAAAGATTTCTCCCTATCATTTTAATAATTCTCCTGATAATATTAGTAAATATTCTATTAAACGAATTAGTGATAGATTTAACAAATTATTTCCTCATATTGAAAACGGTGACCATTATTTCGATAAATATAATATTTCAGAACCAATTACATTTGATTTCGAAAAAAAGTATAGTCTGCAAAGAATCAATAATATTAATTATATAAAATTGCGATTATGTGACTCCAAAATATGGCCATCTATTCTCTCTAATATTTTTGGAAAAGATATTATTATAATACATGACTATAAAACTGAAGATAAACCTATAGGTCAATTGTATAAAAGATTTAATAGAGAATATAAAATACCTTCTAATTATTTGGATATAGTGAAGTCAGATAGATATTTTAACTTTTATTATAATGACACAGAGAGAAAATATTATTTAAATTTATGGCAAAATAGATTAACTACAGAATTTATACCATATACTGAAAGCGAATATATATTTTATATGAATTTATGTTTAGAAAATCAATATATAAACGATATTGATATAGACCATTATATAGATAATGGTTGTTTTTGTCATTATTGTGGCGAAAAAAGAAAGGATATATATTTAAGAGCTAAGGCTGGAGAAAAAATTTTTGAAAAAATAATTCACCGTGAAGTAATTAATGAAGCTAAAAATGAAAAAGTGAGAGAAATTAACGAGAAAATCGATATAATCAATAAAAGAATTCACAATTTTATTAATAAACAAAAAAAATTTAAACCTAAACAATTCAAAATAAATGCTTTATAATAAATATTTCTGGTATTTTATTTTACTTCTAAAATCAAATAGTCAGCAAATTGGTCTTTAAATTTATAATAATAAGATGATTCAGGTGGTAATGTATTCGTTTGTCTTGATTTTTCTAAATCCATTAATTTCCAATTTGGATAACGTTTCTTCATGATAATAACTTCTTTACAAATTTTTTCTAAATCTAACCATCTAGGATAATCACCATAATTTCTATAATCTATTTTGTCCATTTTATTCATGATAAGTATTAATTCATCTCCCTGTATTAAATCAAAGTTTTCAATATTCTTTATATATTCACTTATCATACTTTTAGTTTCACAAAAAGTTTCATGTCGTTTAATTTCATCCAAAATATTTTTCAATATATCATCTGTTTTTCTTACATCTTTTTCAATGTCGCGAACAACTTTCACAGCTTTTATTCTTTCTGTAGTAAGGAATCGCATTTTTTCTTTTAATTCTTTTTGCAAAGCGAGTAAATCTCCAAGAGTTTTTCCAGACAAATCTATCTGTGATGTTGCATAAAAAGAAGCCATTTATTTATATTATGTTTTTAATTTTTTAAATTAATTTTTTAATTAATTCGATCATTTGTCCTCTAATTTTCGTACACTCTTCCTTTGTCAAAATAGCATAAGTAGTTCCGTCTGCTGCTTCTTTAGGTAATTTAAGACCAAGCTGTTGATAATTTGTTATCTTACCCTCTGCAATACATTCACTGCGTTGTAAATAAGCCCATCCACCTTTTTGAAAACTAATTTCACCTGTTGAGTATAAATGATAAATTTGATTTCCATTAGGCGAATCCTTTGGATTGACAAGACCAGTTGGCGAAGAAATGTAATGCCAATTGTGTCGATCATTAATTAATTCATTTAAAACCTCTATTTCGTTTATCATATTAATAAAATAAGTATTATAATTTTAGTTTATAATAATTATTTAAATTCAATTTTAAAATTTAACACATTAAAAATGTTATTTATTGAATTGATGTGAGGATATACTAATTCTTTCAATCTTTTCATCTACAAAAATCTAAAGTAGAATTATTTAATAAAATAGGTGTAACATTTTTAAGATGAAAAGCAAAATTATAAATATTTTGATCTCTCTTTAATTTATATTGTTTCATCAGATTGAAGCAATATTCAAACGTTTCATTTATTAATGGATTATTTTTTCTGATAATAATAGAAGTGTCTGGTAATCCAAAATTTGAAATAAAATTACGAATATATCTTAAAAAATATGCACCAGAATTTTTATTTTCAAGATCAAGTTTTATTGTCTCTAATAATTCTTGTTGTACTGTATTTCTACACGGATGTTTTAGATTAAATACATGACATGCAGGATATTTGGTTATTATTTTCATTATATGTTTATATGTTAATTTATTTACATCATGTATCCTTTTATTATCAACCCATACGATAATATCATAATTTTTTAATGTTTCAGGTAATATAAATTTAACATATTTAGCTGTCCATCTAAATTTATCCATTATTTCATCATCTTCTAAAATATTCACATTCGAAATAGTCCATTTTTTTAATTTATTGATCTCATCCTCACTACAATTTTTATCTGTAAATAAAAAATAATCAATATTTTCATCGAATTCAACATTATAATATAAGTTAAATTCATTTCTATAATCACCAAAATTACAGCTATATAGTGCTACTTTAATCATATATATAAATATATATTAAATAATGATTTTAATACATCCATCTCTTTCTATAAAATACTTTTTTTCTTTATTTAAAAAAAATTTATTTATACAATAATTTTCTAATTTTCTATTCGCATCATCAATATAGACAATTGTCCCTTGTTTTGACAATAAAGTTGACCAATAGCAAGGTATCAATCTGCCTGGTTTTGTATTGCTATAACCTTCTGGTCCATCTATAATAATAATATCAAATGGTGCTAATTCTTTTAATTTATTGTTTATTTTATATTTCATTATATCATTATCTGTTAATTTAAAACTACTTTCCACTGTAATATCATAATTATATTGTATTATATTATCTATCGGTATATTTTTTATATTTAAATCTATATATTCTTTTTTATTTTCAACAAAATATGTATTTTTATTATTTCCTTCATACCACATTTTACTATCATAACCCAAACCAAATACTAATAGTTTTGTATCTTTTTTAAAGTTAGAAAAAATGTCATTAATAACGCGTCTATCAAGCTGAATTTTTGAATTATAAAACTCCATATATACATATAAATATAAATTAAATCTTTTATTTATTTATTCTATATCCGACAATATACAAACAAATTAATTAAATCAGTTACGTTTCAACAATATTTTTAACAAAATGCTTGTTCATATATTTTTGAATATTAAAATAAGTTAATTCTTGATCATCATCTAGCCCTAATAAAAGTTTTAGTTTATTGTCAGGTGAAATTATCTTTGAATTAGTCGTATTTTCTAATTTATTTTCTTTAATATAAGCCACTAATGCACGCGTAACATCTGTTCTTGCAATTTCACTTCCTTCTTGCTTATTCATAAATTCACACAATTCCTTTGTAACCTTACTTGGTTTGGCGAAACCAGAAGGTTGTCGATTACCCTTATTCTTTGTCTTAACAACTTCTTTTTTCAATCCTTTCATTTGCTTTTTAACGCTTTTTTCAAGCTGTTTGATATTTTGCTGAATTCCTGTAATCTGTGTCTTCATCAAAGTAAGTTGAGAAATTAACTGTTCAAATTGCGAACATAATTCATCACCGATTGGTGTATCAATATTTATCTTCGTATTTGTCATTTTATATTTACATTTATGAAGTAATATTTAAATTGATTTTTATTAAATATTATTTAATGATATTTACGTGCTTTTCTTGTCTTTTTTCCACCCCATTTTTTACCAGAACCCCATTTCTTTCCTCCACGCTTTTTGCGAGTTCCACCAACCACATTGGGTCCTGCTTCTCCTTTTTCAGCTGCATCCAATTGATCATAATCATCCTGTGTTGCTTTAGTCTCAAGTTTTTTTGTTTCAGCAGTGGCCTCTTTCATTGCCTTGATACCAGCTTCTTCAATATCTCCTTTTTCATTATTCTCATCATTAGCACCACCTTTCTTTTTACGCATATTTTTACAAATGGGACATTCGCAATTAACTTTGTGTCCATTTCCCTTTTTCCCTCCTTTTTTCTCAGTATGAGAAGTAATAATTTCCCTTTCTTCAACTTCTTCATCATTAGGTTCCGTTATTTCTTGTTCTTCAAGTTCTTCATCATTAGGTTCCGTTATTTCTTGTTCTTCAACTTCTTCATCTAATATTTTTTTAGTTTTTGTATTCAAATTAGACCCACCTCTTTTTTTCGAGTTTCGCATATTTTTACAAATAGGACATGTGCAATCTCTTCTATGTCCATTTTTCTTTTTGGATCCACCCATCTTTTTTTCTTCTTCCTTTTCAACTTCTTCTTTATAACCACCGCGTCTAGCTTTGTTTTTCATATTTTCACAAATGTGACATATACAATTTAATTTATGACCATTTTTTCTTTTACCACCAATAAGTTTAGCTTCGTTTATATCTTTACCCATTATATATTAACAATACAAATAAATTTTTAGAAATTATAAATTAGTAACTTTTAATTTCTAAATTTTTACGCTAAAACATTTAATTAGTTTCTTCTTGTGTGGTTTTTGCAACCCTTGGTTTTGGTGTCTTTTTTGCAACCGATCTTTCATTTCTATTCTTACCAACTAAAGTCCATTCCTTTTTATTATCTCCATCTCTTGGTCCCTCACCTCTCGCTCTTGGAGCTCCAGTCATTCTTTCAACTCTTTCTTTTGGTTCAGCTCTTTGTCTAGGTTCACCTCGCTGTTTAGGCATTTTTGGCTCATCAGACTTAGCTACAGACTTATATTCATTTCTTGCAACCTTTAATTCGTGTCTAGTCTCACACATTAATTTTCCGCCCTTAATACCTGAAACGTTTGAAGCCTGCCATTCATGCTTCTCAGATTGTGTCTTCATAATATCAAACTCAACGTATTCTCCTTGAACCAAATACTTATATTGTTGACTCTCTACATTAACAGCACTATGATGAACAAAAACATCCGTTCCAGAGCGTTTTCCATCAGTAACAGTAATAAAACCATAACCGGCTTTATTATTAAACCACTTTACGCGGCCAAGTAAGTGTTCGGCAGCAGCAGAAGGTGTAACATCTTTATTGGATGACATTTATTATAATAAATTTATTCGAAATATCTTTATATCATTTTTTATTCAATTATTAATTGGATTATTTGTCTTATTTACCCTGTGTAATATAATATACATGTGAGATAACAAATCTTTCTAAATCTTCTTTCTTAGTTATATCTACATCATTCATATTTATATTTGAAAAATCATACAATTCAATATTATTAACTGCAACATATTCAAAAACAGGTATCAAATTAATTCTTTCAGGCTCTCTAATATCCTTCAAATCAACATCATATTCCTTTGCCATATATCTTACATAATTGTAAATAGTTAACCCTATCATTTTAAATCTTCGATCTTTTTGTTCTTCAGCCTTTCTGTTAACCATCTGAAAAACATTGAAAATTGATGTAATGTAATCATCCATTTTATCATATCGGTTCGACATTTTATTTAATATATTATTTATTTTTAACTTGTTTTACTCAATATTTCTATTTCTCTCTTAAAATTGTCAATAATTAAATAATAATTTGGTTTTTCTTCATATTCCATTGACCTAGAATATCTTAAAAAATCAGTTAAAACCAATGGATAAGTATTACCATTATTTAATAGTTCATTTTTAAGCATAATTATTGTTTGATCGTCTGATACATTATTCCATGGTAAATTTCCTGTATAAAAATATATTAACATATAACATAAAGATTCCAAATCATCACGTCTACTTAAATCATTACATTTATGTGAAGATATACTTGCATAATTTTTACTTCCTATCATATGGCTTGTTTTTTTTATTTTATTATGTTCTCCATTATCCATATATGATTTACAAAATCCGAAATCAATCAAGTATATTTGATTTATTTGTTTTGATCCAAATAAAAAATTATCTGGTTTTATATCTCTGTGAACCAATCCTTTTTCATGTATTGTCTTAAGAATGTAAAGTATTTTTATAGCTAATTTAAAAACTAAAATTGGATTTAATTGTTTATTTTTATTCATTAAATCTTGTAACGAAGAACCTAATAAATTTATAACCATATAATAATTATTATCATCTCTACCAAACCATTTTACATGAGGTACACATTCACAACCATTCAAATATTGGTATATTTTTGACTCATTTTTTAACAATTTTAAATCATGTTTAGCGCACTCAACTTTAATCGCAACACACTCTTTTGTTCGGATGTTTTGTCCTTTATAAATTGAACCAAAAGAACCAGAACCTATTTTATCTAATATTATATATTTATTGTTTATGGTGTCCATTAATATTAAAAATAAATAATTTTTAAATATTTATTTTTAAGAGTAAATATAAATTCTAAAGAGTAAATACATAAATTCTAAAGAGTGAATACATAAAGTGTGATCACATGAGCAAATAACATTAACATTTGTTGTATTATAACAGCGATTTTACTATAATATGATAAAGGATATAAGTCGGAAATGCCTACTCCAGCTTGTATTGTTGTACTTAATAATAAATAATCAATTTTTCCTCTTTTATCGTGTTCTTCCTTTAAATGAAAACCAGCATCTAAAGTAAAGTATATTAATGCAAATATTATAATACATAAAATATGAAAAATCATTGCTCGTATTACTAACTTCATAATATATATAGCAGAATATTTTTATTGTGTATTGAATTAGATATAATTACTTATTTTTTACAAATTTTAGTATATAATTTTAGTATATAAAAAACTCTGTAAATGTTGTTTATTTTATAGCTCTTTACCATTATAAATTTGATTAAGCTGACGATTTACGCGTATAAAAGTTGTACATTTAGGTATATCTTTAATTTTTTTAGCACCTATATATGTCATTGTAGAACGAATACCACCTTGGATATCTAAAATAGTTTTCTCAACAGGTCCACGATATTCAATTTTAACAGTTTTACCTTCACTACTCCTATACTTAGCAACTCCTCCACTATATTTATTCATAGCAGTATCAGAGCTCATCCCATAAAATACTTTGCATTTTTTACCATTTTCTTCAATTAATTCACCGCCAGACTCAGTATGCCCGGCAAACATAGAGCCACTCATTACAAAATCTGCGCCAGCTCCGTATGCTTTTGAAAAATCACCAACAACTTGAAGACCACCATCACTAATAATATGTGCATCTAATCCATGAGCAGTATCAGCACATTCAATGACAGCACTAAATTGAGGCATTCCTATTCCTGTTTGCTTTCTAGTTGTACAACAGCTTCCACTACCAATACCTACCTTAACAATATCGACCTTACCTTCCATAACTAATTCTAGTACACCTTCAGAAGTACATACATTTCCAGCAATTAATATTTTTTCAGGATATTTCTCTCTAATTTTTCTGCAAGTTTCAATAAATTTTGACATATAACCATTAGCAACATCAATGCATATAAATTTTACATTGATTGATTTGATAATTGTATCTAAGTTTTCCAAATCTTTATCACCAATTCCAGTTGAAATAGCAAAATATTCAACATCTAAATTTTGGTTAATTAAATCTTCGAGAATATAATACTTATGTAAACACGTTAAAATTTTATGTTTTTGTAATTCAAGTGCCATTTCAATAGTTCCAGTTGTATCCATATTACTCACCACAATAGGAACACCAGTCCATGTATAAGGAGAATATTTGAATTTAAATACTCTCTCGAGAGAAACTTCAGAACGTGAAGAATATTGACTTCTTTTAGGTAAAATTAATACATCTGTAAAATCGAGCTTAATATCATCTAAAATCTTCATACTAATAATAGTTATATTATTTATATATTTAAGCAATAATAATATAAATAAAATATTATAATTTAAAACTTTTTAAATTATATAATAATTAAATGATACAGAATATAGACATTGTCTTAGGATGTAGTTTTGGAGATGAAGGAAAAGGAAAGGTTGTATATGATTTATTAAAGAAAGGTTCTTATAATTTATGTGTAAGATTTAATGGCTCAGGAAATGCAGGTCATACTGTTTATGAAGGAGATGTTAAATATGTTGTACATCAATTACCTGTTGGTATTTTACTTAAAAATGTATATAATTTGATTTCCAGTGATTGTTTAATTGATATTAGCCGTTTAAAATCAGAAATTTATGAGCTTCAGGAGAAAGGGGTCGATATAAAAGGAAGGTTATTTATCAGTAAAGCTTGTCATATTATTACACAAGATTGTATTGAATATGATAGAGAGAACAATTTAATCGGAACTACTGGTTCTGGTATTGGACCTACATACTCTAAAAAAATGTTGCGAATAGGAAGTCGAGCAGAAAATTATGTAGACCAAATAACTGCTTTAGGTATAAAAATTGTTGATATGCGAAAATTTTGGTTTTCAGATTTTGTTAAAAATAATATAAAGGATGTATTATTAGAGGGTGCACAAGGATTTGAATTAGATATTAATTGGACGAACATATATCCTTATTGTACATCTTCAACTTGTACTTTAGCTGGAGCTATTAATACTGGGATACCCTTAAAAAATATTAGAGAAATTTATGGTATAGCTAAAGCGTATGATACTTATGTAGGAACATATACTTTTCAACCTGAAAAATATAATAAAGAATTAAATTTAATTGGCGATTTAGGTAATGAATATGGTGCTACTACAGGTCGTAGAAGGCAATGTAATTTTTTAAATCTTACTAGTTTAATTGAATCATTAATCATTAATAACTGTACTCAATGTATTATTAACAAAGTTGATATATTAAATAATGCATCAATTTTTAAATTATATTACGAAAATGAATTATTAGAATTCAAAACTTTAATGGAAATGCAGTCGTTTATATGTGATAAATTATGTTTTCTTGAGAAAAGAGTTATCTTTTCTTTCAATCCATATTCAATTTAGACATATAATGATTGATTAGTTACCACATATTTTAATGTCATATTTGGTATCTCTTTTAACTTACTCAAAAATGCTATATTCCCCGTCATTTCGGAAATTTGTTCAAATTCGCTTGAAATGTTATTGATTTTTAATAGAGCCTTAACAAACTCGCCCAAAAATATCTCCTTATTTGTAGCCAACTCTTGTAAAATTAATTTGCAATCTTCAACAGCTTCACAATCACACCATTTTTCTACATAATTTAATAAATCATAATGAATTTCATAATCAAAACCTGTCCTTATATTTCGTGCCAATTCTTTGTCATTATAATTATTGTATAGTTCTTCAACTTCTTTCACGATTTCATTCACAATATTATCTTCTGATCTTGGAAAATTGTCCTTAAAATCATCTGTCACTCGAATATTTGTAAAACAACTAAATAATGCAACGAGTTGTTTATATGATAGATTATCCAGCTTCTTATCATCATATAATTTTGTAAAGACTAAACAATGTATTTCTCTAATTTGGGATGCAATTTTACCCCGAAGTGTGAGCTTCAAGGATTTTTCATCTGAATTATCACCTTCAATAAATCCTTCCTCATTTAACAACTGTAATACTGTGCCAACTCCCGATTGAAAATACGAATTTAATCCATTGTATTGAGATTTTAACGCATTTATTTCGTTTTCTTTTTCCGCGATTTTCAAATAACTGATCTGATCTTGGTCTATAAACTTATAATTATCTTTAATGCATTGTAATTTTCTCTCCATTTCTTTGCGTTTTTTATTTACTGAAAACTGGATATTTTTATTTAAATCGATATATTCATCGATTACTTCGGTTGGCGTTCTCAAAAATTTTAGACAATCATTCAGGTTATCTAATTCGGTTTGTAACTTATTCATTTTAGTATATAATTCACCCATTTGCTTATCTAAATCGCCAGTAATCATACTTTTACTTGCAAATTGAATTAAATTATTGTCACCAATATCAAGCAGATTTAATAAAAGGTTATACGAAATTTTGAATTTAGATGTGAGGGTCTGTGGCTTGCCATTCATCATCATTTTGTAGCTCACGCTGTCGACATTTCTAAATAGATTATTTAGATGAATTACATGACCTATTTTGTCTAAGCCTAATCTGCCTGCTCTGCCTCCTGCCTGTACATACTCATGACTGTAAAGCATGCGAACAGTTTCACCATTGAACTTGTTAACGTCTGTAAATATGGTCGTCTTAACAGGGAGATTAATCCCGACACTCATCGTTTCAGTACAAAATAAAATCTTGATAAATCCACGAGCAAATAAGAGTTCAACCATTTCTCTCAAAATCGGCATCATACCAGCATGATGGATAGCCACACCTTTTCGCAAAAGTTTAACTATATTAACATATTCAGGTAGATGTAAATATTCTTCATAATTAGACAGCTTACGAATTATTTGTTCGCATTCCCGGTCAACCGTATATGGAACTTTACTATCAAATTCAAGTAGATTTGTCGTCATTTCTTCAGCACAAATTTCTAGTTGCTTGCGTGAAAATACGTAACAAAGTGCAGGTAACATTTCTTTTTCAACTAAATGTTCTGCTAATTTATTTAACACTAATTGACGTTTCACACGGACATCATTTTTTTCAAATAATTTTAGCATTTTTATTGTATTTTGATAATTTACATCATTAAATACATTTTTTTCATCTTGAATAACAAACGGTTTATTTGTAAGACGTTTAATTTCTTCTTGAGTAGCCTTATCCTTTACATATTTATTAATAGAATTTGGGACAGTTATAAAACTATAATGAATAAGAGGGACTGCTCTTACTAATTTACGTGTCAAATATACTTCCTTCTCAACAGGTTTTGAAATATCTCCTTTCGTTTCAAGCCAAAATGCAAATTTTTCAGGGTCATCTAATGTAGCTGACAATCCTACCATTTGGATATGAGGTGGTAAAAGCATTATGCTTTGCTCCCAAACATGACCTCTATGCTCATCATTTATCATATGAATTTCGTCGAATACAACACAACCTAGTTCCGTCTGTATGTCCATATCAAACGAAACGGAAGATGAAGGGGCTGGAGAAGAACTTTTAATTTGATATAATTTATTAAGAAGAATTTCGGTCGTCATGATAAGCACGTCAGCATCTGGGTTTGTTTTAATATCGCCAGTAATCAGACCCACGCTTATATCAGGATATTTGTGAGTAAATGAATGAAATTTTTCATTCGACAGCGATTTAATGGGAGAAGTATAAATTACTTTCTTTCCTTTTGAATGAAAATAATTTATGGCAAACTCACCTCCGAACGTCTTGCCTGTACCAGTTGGCGCCGTAATTAGTACATGATTTCCTGTAACAATTCCTTCAATACACCATTTCTGAAAATCATGTAACTCATACGAATAATTTTCATAATACTTTTTATACTCTTCTTCATTTGATTTTGGATAATTAAATGAACAAATCTTTACCATATTAGGGTATATAATTTATATTTATATCTTTATATTATTTGTCTAAACTATTAATATTTTAGACAAATAACATAAAACTATTTTCTCATAGTATATTATAAAATGCCTAAACTTTGTGAATTTGAGACATGTCGAAATAGAGCTGTATATGGATTAAATTCTAACCCTATTATGTGCAAACAACATAAGACAGACCAAATGAAATTATCTTGTCAATTGTGTCCTTGTGGAAAACAACCATTTTTTAATTTTAAAGATATGACACCTAAATTTTGTTCTGTTTGTAAATTAGATGGAATGATTGATGTTAAAAATACTAAATGTTTTTGCGGAAAATCACAACCAAGATTTAATTATGAAGGACAAAAACCTATTTTTTGTAATTCATGTAAAGAAGAAGATATGATTAATTTGTTATTCAAAAAATGTAAATGTGGAAAAAGGGCTCGTTATAATTATCCTGAATTAAAATCTGAGTATTGTACAGATTGTAAAAGTGATGGAATGGTTGATTGTGAAAAAAAAAGGTGTAAATGTGGTGTAATAGCAACTTTTAATTTTGAAGGTAAAAAACCTGAGTTTTGTAAAAAATGTAAGAAAGATAATATGATTGATTTATGTCATGAAAAATGTAAATGTGGAAAGGCAAGACCAACATTTAATTTTGAAGGTTTAAAAGCAGAATATTGTGCTTCTTGTAAAAAAGTTGATATGATAAATCTAAAAGATGATAAGTGTATATGTGGCAAATCAGTACCTTGTTTTAATTATATTGGTTTAAAAGCTCAATATTGTGCATCTTGTAAAAAAGATGAAATGACAAACGTTAAAGATAAAATGTGTTATTGTGGAAAATGTTATCCTACATTTAATTTTGAAGGTTTAAAATCTGAATATTGTTCCTCTTGTAAAAAAGAAGGAATGATAAACGTTAAGGATGAAAGATGCAAAGCCGAGAATTGTCTAACACGAGGTAACAAAAACTACAAAGGTTACTGTGTAAATTGTTTTCAACATTTATTTCCAACAGACCCACTAACATTTCAAATCCGTTCAAAAACAAAAGAAATAGCGGTTCGTGATTTCATTAACTCTCGATTCGAAGGGTTTCAGCATGATAAACCGTTATGGTATAATGAAACCACTTGTGATTGCACAAGTAAACGACGAATTGACCACCGCAAATTAATAAATGATACTTTATTATGTATTGAAACAGATGAAAACCAGCATAAATCTTATTCAAAAGAAGATGAAATAGCTAGATATAATGATTTATTCATGGGATTCGGTGGTAAATTTATATTCATAAGATTTAATCCAGATAAGTATAAAGATAACGGCAAATCATGTAATCCAATGCTTGTAAATCGTCTTCCAGTTCTAGAAAGCGAAATAAACAAACAAATCAAAAGGATTGAATCCAATGAAAATACTGAATTATTAGAAGTATTTGAACTGTATTACGATAAAAATAATTAAACCTATTCACATTTAGTTATAACATACTTAAATATTTTTAAATATACTATTATAAAATATGACTTATAATCTTTCATATGATTTTGATAGTAAATTAAATTGTGGTATAGTTCGTGATTTCATTAACTCACGATTTGAAGGATTTCAGCATGATAACCCGTTGTTCTATAATGAAACTGCTTATAATTTTACAACTAAGAAACGAATTGACCACCACAAATTAATAAATGATACTCTATTATGTATTGAAATCGATGAAAACCAGCATAAATCTTATTCAAAGGAAGATGAAATAGCTAGATATAATGATTTGTTCATGGGGTTTGATGGTAAGGTTATAATCATAAGATTTAATCCAGATGAGTATAAAGATAACGACAAATCATGTAACCCAATGTTAATTATTCGTGTTCCAGTATTAGGAAGAGAAATAATGAAACAAATCAAAAGAATTGAAACCAATGAAAATACGGAATTATTAGAAGTGATTGAACTGTATTACGATAAAATAATTAAAATAAAATAAATTATAAAATATTCACCCGATGTATGATTAAATAAAAAAATTGATTACTTTTTATTTAATTTATTTAAAAGTATTAAAACAATCATCAATATTATAATGTCTCAAAAGATGTCAATCTGCTATTACGAAGTCAATAAACATAATAAGTCACCAAGGAGAAGACGGGAAAAATATAGGTTCGTGGATATGAAAACGGTTAATTTTGACGTATCTTTTACTACATTGTTGGAAGCAACAAAAAACATATTACCATATATTTGCAGGTCAGTTGTTTTTGGATATCTACAAAAAAGGGATAAATATTGGTGTAAAATATACGATAATAATAAAATCTGCATACTTCATATGGAGTTAGGTCTCGATAAAACAGATACAGATCAAACAAGTATCAATTTCATTCCAATATTTGGAACAGACAAAATAATAAGAAAATTTATATTCAATTTTGTAGAATCAGTAAAAAGCTATACTACTTCCTCATTTATCAGGGTATATTTGAACGAACCTTCGCGTCTTTAAGTAGTAAAAATATATAATATATTCAGGGTACTTAAAGACCGGATACACTACATTATGAAGGAAAAATCTTTAAAATCTGAAAAAATTGGTCAAAAAAAGGTCCCTACACATGAAGGGAAATGAATTGATTTCGAAAATTGAAAAGTATTTTAACTTTTGAAAAATGGACAAAAAAAATGTCCAAAAATGAAAAGCCAAAATACTCCTTACTGACCGTTTTTTTCTGTGACGATATTGAAAATTTATCGTCACAAACCAAACTAAAGAAAAATATTTTGTTATTGTAATTTTTTTATAAAAACTTAAAGGGATTTTTTCTTTATCCTCTATATAGAGGATGTTAGAGTATTTAGGAAATCCCCAAAAATCCCAATTATACTACTGCGAAAAATGTGACCTTAAAACATCTAATAAAAAAGACTTCAATCGACACATAATGACACTTAAGCATTTGAAGAGGATAAATGGATTAGATAAAGAGGATGATTTTACCCCCCAAATCCCCAAAAATCCCCAAAAACACAATAATTATCAATGTTATTGTGGAAAAATATATAAATATAACCAAGGCCTTTGGAAGCATCAGAAAAAATGCAGCATAGTTAATGAAGAAATCATAGAAGAAAAAACTACTACAGTTGCTAGTGAAAGCGAACTCAAAATACTTACAAATTTAGTACTAGATGTTGTAAAACAAAACAAGGAATTAATAAATCAAAATCAAGAGCTAACAAATAAAATAGTAGATATATGCAAAACAGGTACACAAACCAATACTATTTCTAACAGCAATATCAACTCAAATAATAAAACATTTAATTTACAATTTTTCCTAAATGAAACGTGTAAGAATGCAATGAACCTAACTGATTTTGTGAATTCTCTCCAACTGCAGCTTTCAGATTTAGAAAATGTTGGTAAATTGGGTTATGTAGATGGAATTTCAAGTATTATTGTGAAAAATCTCAATGCTTTAGACGAAACAACTAGACCTATTCACTGTACTGATAAAAAGAGAGAAACATTCTATGTTAAAGACGAGGATAAATGGGAAAAAGATGACGATCAAAAGAAAAAAATAAAAAAGGTAATAAACAAAGTAGCATTTAAAAATCAAAATTTGCTTGCTAAATTTAAAGAATTACATCCAGGTTGCAATTTTAGCGAGTCAAAATATGCCGACCAATACAGTAAATTAGTAATTGAGGCTATGGGTGGAAGTGGAAATAATGATAAGGAAAAGGAAGAAAAAATAATAAGAAAGATAGCAAATGAGGTAACAATTTCAAAACAAAAAGGAATGGAATGTATAGATTGAAATATTAATTATAAATTATAATATAATATGTAATATATAACAACTATATCATGAGAACTTTAATATTTCAAGTATCTCCAGCACGTATAGATAGTGTAGGCACAGGTAGTACGGTATTAACAAATGCTTTATATGGATTGATAGTATCTTTAAAAGATAAACCTGTTATTTTTAAAGAATTACATCCAGACGATCCAATTATAAATTTAGACGAAATAACAGGTGATATAATAGTTATAAAAACACATAATATAAATATTGATGAGCTAATATATAAATATGGGGAAAAATGTAAATTATTTTTCATATGCTCACAAAGAGTAGAAAAAAAATTGCTAATAGATAAAAAATATGAAACATATAATAATGTTATAGTTTTTAATTTCAAAGAATTAAATGAAACTGAAACATATAGTATACGTGATATAATGATAAATATTCATGATAGAATAAAAAATAACTTGAATATTGAATTAAATATTGAAAATGGTGTAAATAGAATAGTTTCAATGAATAATTTTTATGAAAAAATAAAAACTAGAAGTTTTGGATACCATGACGACTTTTATCATATTCATGGTTCTCATCGTACTAGAGAATTAAATACACAAAAAATCACAATTCAAAAATTTAAAGAAATAATTTAGGTAAACAATTTCAAAACGTCAACCCAAGATTTAATAATAAAAAATGAAAATGATTTTTGACATAATAATAAATAAATAGTATAAATTTATTATTATATTATTATTGTTAAAAAAGTCTTTAAGCACATCTTGTTGATCCCAAAAAAGAATTACATAACAAAAGCTTATCTCTAGGAAGCATTTGCTTACCATCGTTTATATACCATCGCCATAATAATGTTTTTTTATTAATTATCGTTAGCATTCCATAACCATAATCAGTTCCATTTCTAAACGCACTCCATTTAGGTTCATCATAGTATTTATTATCAAGACCTTCCAAATTTCCAGCATTCCCAATTGTTATATAAACGGGACCATGAATATCAGTTTCATTTCTATAGACTGGGTACGTACGTTCATAATCATGAACATGACCATTAAACACAATATTCACTTTAAAGTCATAAAACAGATTTTCCATAGATTCGCGCATCAAAACGGTTTGACTATCAGCATAATGATTGACATTTGAACTATACCATGGGCAATGCATAACAACAATAATCCAAGGTGTAACTGATCTGTCAATAGATGCCAAGTTATTTAGTAACCAATTATACTGCAAAGATGTATGTGATGTGTTGGTGTAAGGATTTAAGTAAATTATGTGAGCTAATCCGCTTTCAAATGAATAAAAAGAATTTCCATAATTATACTCAGTCTGAAAAATACTTGGGGTGCAATATGGTTGCCCAGTCTTCGTATTTACGTCACTCTTTAAAATGACATCACCAAATGATGGTGGTTCAATATATGGCATACGATATCTATTCTCAAATGCAGTGAAAAGATTCATATAATCTGTACCGTTAAATTCAATTTCGTGATTACCCGGGCAAACCATCCATGGTTTATAAGATGCAAGTGGTTCAGTCATTATCCCATAAGAATCCCATAATGTTTGTTCGCAATCTGCATAACTTAAATCACCAGCGTGTAGTATCATACTGATTTCATGTTCTTTCATGAGATGATTTATTGTTGAAATAGAATGTACGGTTTGACCAATATCACCCAATATTCCAAAAGTAATTTGTGTATCATCGCCGATATCAGGTAACGTTTTAAAAGTTAATATATCACTTATTACTTTATCTGTAAAATCTCCACATTGATAATAATATGATGTCAATGGTTTTAATTCTGTTAATAAAACGTGATGAATATAACCGCTTTTATAATATTTATTATTATAATAAAATTCGTAGGATGAGGCTGACCCATAAACCATAAAGTCTAATGATTTATTATCATATCCATATGCAACATGTGAAAAACAATTATCATTTGTTACCCAAGAAATAGTCATTGAGCTAGGGGTTATACCTTGAGCTATATGAATTTGCGAAATAGAACAATTTAAATTAGAAGCATAAATATTATGTATAAATAAGAGTAATGATAATATAAGTATCATTTGTAATTATAATATTATAGAACTATTTTTTTAAATGAATTTGATATAATATATACTATAGCAAATGTAGTCGAATTTTTCTTTTAAATCTCTCTTCATCATTGAAAAGGAAAAGTTTGAATTTTTTATTATGAAAATTTTCGACTTCTTCTCTCAAAGTTATTCTAGAAGTTAATTTTAATTCTGGTAAAAATACAATGTATTGATATAGTCCATCATTTCTATATAATTTGTCGAACAAATATCCGTCATAATCTTTTTCCATTATTTCCGGATTATTATAGCATAGATCAAGTAATGAACAATCACATTGCACCTTTCTAATTGATCTCATAGTTACATTGATATAATCAATTTCATTCAACCATTTTTCATAAAATTTATTTGTATTTTCTGATAAAGTAATAATTCCCAAAGTGCTTTGAAACTTTATCATGTTAAGTAAGTCGACTAGACGACGAATAGGACTAGTAATATGAATATATGCATCCATATCAAGAAAGTCATGTCTAGTTTCAACGATCTCTGAGCCGTCAATATATTGACCGGATGCACTATTCCAAAATTTAATAAATTTGCCAACATCTTCAGGTAGTGTATCTGGAACACTAAAATCCTTTTTCATGATTGTAGAGCGAAAAATGCCTGTTTTATGCTTGATTAGCTGTGTAGCACAGTGGTAATTCATTAATATCATAAGATAAGATACAAGCTCATGGCTATTACGCACATTATTGATATATTTATATTTCTTGGATAATTCATGAGCTGTTTCTAAAATATTGTGATATTTTTGATCACCTAATAAGTTAGGGTCTTCGTAAACATAGTTATTAGAAACTTTAATGACAGCATTGCAAAATTTTATATCGATAATTTCGTTTTCTTTAATAAATACATCCATTACAAATGCAACTCGTCTGACATTTTCTTGTAAACTACACAAACAATCGGATAAAATGGTAGGGAGCATAGGCCGTTTTTTATCTGGTAAATAAATTGTAGAAATTCTTCTGGAAAATGAGTTCCATAAGTTTAATAAATCCATCCAAATTGTCACATTGGATATATATATACTTAATTGTTTAACTCCTTCATCCATCTGAATAATACTAAATCCATCGTCATAGTCAACACTGTTTAATGGATCAATTGTAATTATATTCCAATAAGACTGATTTGTTCTGTCTTCAATATTGGGATATTTATTAATAATAGTTTCTATTATAACATCATGACACTTATTTTCTAATGATTTGTTAGCGTCTTTTTGAAATTTTTGAATTGATGCATGTAAGCTTTTGCAATACAATTGATACTCATAAAAATTGTCTAGAATATCGACTGGACCGATAACATTATCAAGCTTTGCCCTTGGATGCTTATCTTCCCAGTCATCGAAATTAATTGTGACATACATATTTTTAAGTACTTTTGAAAAACCCATATTTTTAATTTCGTATGGAACTAAAAAAGGAGGTAATCTAGTATCATCTGGAACGCATTTATATAACAATCTCCCTACTTGATTTTTACTCTTATTAGTCGTTGAGTTTTCAGTAATTTTTCGTTCTCTTCCATAAGTTTTATTTCCATCAAGAATTAAAACTCCTGGTATAGCTGGTCCAGATCTAATAGATGAATGTACTATTGTAATTTTATTATGTTTATCGATTGTAAATACATCATTTGCAAATAATTTACCTTCAATAGGATTAATATTAACTTCAACTTTATTAAATTTGTTCGTATCAAAAACTTCCCAGGAGTTATAACTCCGATCATTTACATGAATTTTATAATGCATCTCTTACTATATATATCTAGTCATGTCTTTAAATAATAATAAATGATGATTTTCGTAAAAGTTTTCAAATTAATATAAAGGATATAAACAAATATATGAACAAAGATTTAGTTGTAATTATTATGGCCGGAGGATTAGGTACAAGAATGGAATCGAATATACCAAAAGTAATTCATAAATTGGGTGGTATTCCGATGATAAATCATATATTACGTAATCTGCAAAAATTAGCGACGACAATTAATTTGAAACAAATATTAATAGTTGTTGGTAAATATAGAAATCAAATACAAGAAGCAATAGAAGATGATTTATTAATGTCGAATATAACATATGTTAATCAACCTGAAGCATTAGGAACTGGACACGCGGTTCAATGTTGTATAAATGAATTATCAAAATACCCAAATTCTAATACTTTAATTCTCTCGGGAGATGTTCCAATGTTTTCGGCAGGTTCAATGTTTAATCTAGTAAATAATCTAGATAAAGCTAGAATTATTATAACAACAAATGATAATCCAACCGGATATGGACGAATAATTATTAAAGATGGAAAATTCGAAAGAATTGTGGAACACAATGATTGTACTCCTAAACAGTTGAACATTTTAAAAGTAAATTGTGGAATATATGCTTTTAATACCGAAATATTATGTAAATGGTTACCATTTATTAATAATAATAACAAAAAACACGAATATTATTTAACAGATATTGTTGAAATAATTAAGAGAGAAGAAAACATAGAGATAGAATTATACGATTTGCCTGCTGAAAAAATGGTTGAGGTTATTGGTGTGAATACTGTAATACAGTTGAATGAATTAGAATATCTAATTAAAAAAATTGAATAATTAATTAGTGAAAATAAATAAAGTAGTAATAATAATCTACAATCTACCCAATCTATTATAGTAAAATGAATATTGAATTGAATGCTGAAAATAGAAACGGAAATCTGGTTAATAGACGTTGTTGTTCATTTTGTCGAAGACCAGGACATAATATTACAAGATGTAATACTGAAATTATACAGAGGTTTGAAAGGGAAACATTAGATTTGATACAATTAATACTGTCACAAGGACAAGAAAATATTATAAATATTGCAAGTTTACGTCGATATTTATTGAACAAGGCCCTAGAACAACCAAGTTTAATCAGAGCATTTGCAATTAGCAGATGTGGACTAAATAGTAGAAGTAATATGGATGCATGTATAATAGTAATTATTCAATACTTTATGACGGATTTAATTCAAAATACAGAACAAAATAATAATGAAAATATACAAGAAACGATAATGGCTGAAGACGCACAAGTTTCACCAAATCAAATGTGGAGTCAATTTGAATTCTCAGAAATGGGAATAAGAGAATTGCTAGAAAACGAACATAATTTATATGCAATGATGTTTGCTGACATAATTAGATTTATTGATACAATTAGAACAATAAGCAGGACATCTCAATTAAACAGAAAATTTCATATTAAAACAAAAATATCGGAAGATCAAGATGATTTGGATAAAAAATGTGAGTGTAATATATGCTATGAAGAACGTGAAAAGAAAACTTTTGTAAAATTAGATTGCGGTCATGAATTTTGTAAAGATTGTATTAGACAATCATTACAAAATGAGCAGAGACAAATTCCTTGCTGTGCATTTTGTCGAGCAGATATTACAAATTTTGAGTTAAAACTAGAATCACTTAAAAATGAATTTAACAATTTAATTATAACAGAGTTTTGAAATTTACTACGTATATAAATAGTATATCAATCTATAAAATATATAATACAAAACATATAAAAATCTATAAATTTTTCAATTATCGAATTTTTTATCAAAATTATAGCATAAATAATGATACAAATTGTCATTCTAGAAAATAAAGTTTTTATACATTATTTGTTTTTATATATTATTTAAAGCCCCACCTCATCCTCCCTTCATCACATAGTTGGCTTTAGGTACAAAAGTTTCACCTCATCCACCTCGCATTACACGGCGCATAGTTCGTCTTTTGTGTTTTTTCTGACGTCTTGTCTTATGTTTTCTCCTACGAGTAGTAGAAAAAGGATTTAAAAACGAAAGAAACTTAGTAAATTCCATTATAATATATCTCAACATTTTAATTATAATTCACTTCCAATATTATTATCAGAAGATACCGGTTCAGGTAAATCATCGATATTAGTGCTTTCATTTATGTCATTATTATCATTATTGTTATAATCATTATTATTATTTGTATTAATATTATTAGTATTTAATAGGTCCTCATTATCAACAGGTACAATAATTTCATGATTATTTAATTCATTTATACTAACTTTTTTAACCGTATTACGCTTAACATTTTGAATTTGTAATGCATGTAAACAAATATAAGGTAAAATAGCAAGATTATTCATATATGTTCGATAATTAAAACATGAAATACTAGTATTTTCATTGAATTTAATGCTATACCACCAATAAGAAGGTATATATAATGTTTTACCAGGAACAAGTGTAAATTCAAGACATTTGATTTTGTCAAAATCAGCGGTGTACTTAGGTTGTGGGTTCCAAGGATTTACAGGTGATCTGAACTCAAAATTCTCGTAATCGTAAACAGGATATAAATATTTAATACTATGTGGAGGAGCAAGTTTAATTTGTGCACTTCCTTGTGTTAATAAAAGATAATTTCGATAGTTAATTTCGTATCTAAATGGAGTACATGTATGTACGCTACCCATTAATATATCATAATTGCAATTTGAAACCATATATGGTCTAAGAAATTCATCATTGTATCGCATATTTTTACTTATACCAGTTTCTTCTAAAAAGTCGGCATTATTTTCAGAAAAATAAGATGATGATTTATCTTCATCAAAAAGCTTAACTGCTGAATGCATTGGTAATGGCATATAAAGTTCTGTATTATCGTCCTTTTCTCTAATATTTCTGATTTTAACTTCAAAAGCGTGATAATTATTTGCTACATAATTCCGATTAGATGTATCCATTATTTTTTGACAGTCAAAATCAAATAAAACAGGCTGTCTTAAATCACAAATTTCTTCTAATTTATCTTTAGATGGTTGGTCGACTTCATACATTTCCAAATCTTCTCCAGTTTTCAAATGAAATTGAATATGAAGATACAAAAACAAAACTAGACAAAATATAAAAAATCCTATTATTATTCTCATGTTAATTAAAAATGATAATAATATTTATAAACTATAACGAAATGTACCTTTTCAAAAAGTGGCTAGTCATCCGATAATTTAGGTGCTATATAAAACATTAGGGAACTATCATTTCCTAAATTATAATTAATCTTCATCGGTGAATCATTACTTAAGCTAAAATCAATGTCATCTGTTAATTTATTTGTTACACACATTTTGCTTACATATATTAAACTATATGTTAAATTGATTACCTCATCTTCCACGATTGCATAACTAGACATGTCATCTGTTGGTATATTTACACGCATTTCAACTGAATTACCTGATGCCTTAAAGTCTACACAATCTTCTGAACATTTAATATTTAAATCATCACCAAAATTGCTTAATTGTGATAACATATCTGTTACCTTCTTGGATGGAAGTGTAAATTCAGCATCATAATCTGTAGTTGGAATTACCATTTGTTGGTACTCATAATCTAGTAGAGGTAGTTTAAAAAATTTGTTATAATCACTTTTTTTGGAATTTTGATTATTTTTAAGTTCAATAGATAATGTATCAGTATTTTCATGTTCTAAATAAAATACCAAAACTTGATCTTCGCTTTTAGTGTTTATGATAGAATGAAATGTTCCTGTATCAAAACATAGCTCATATTTTTTATTTACTTCATAATAATCAAACCATTCAAAATATAATTTTAAATCAAATAAACAAACATGTGATTTATCCATACCTTGAATATGAAAAGTGGTTTTATTAATGGTTAAATTAATCTGAGATGATGAACTCTTCAAAAGTTGGAAAATATAAATAAAAATATCTTTTTTTCTTTTATCGCTTATAACAAAACATACCTTTTTATCATGATATGCGAATTCCATGTTAACAATAATTATTGTATTATTTTTAATATGTTTTTTCTACAAGTTATCATAATTTAACAACTTATGAAATATTGCTTAATTCTTGTTTTATTAAATTCTTAAGATCAACCGACATAATGATGTTCTCTCCATCAGTTACATCAATATCATTAATATTCGTACCAATTTGCGTTGTTTCTTGCTCTCCTAAATTCTCTTCAGATTTATCTGGTTCAGATGGTAATCGTTTTTCCAAATCAGATAGAGCCAATTCATAGTCAGTAAAATTTTGTGTAGTTTCCTGAGTAAACATATCATATTTAACCATAAATGACTTGAGAATATCTTTAGTCTCTGTTAATTCTCTATTAAATCTAAATACTTGTTCAGTATTTTTTGCGAGTTCAATAGTATGCTTTGCAACATCATCTCCCATTCTCTTAAATTGTTCGGTCAAGGTCTTAACATCTTCAATTAACTTTTTAACTTCTTCAGACGAAGTAGAACCAGACGCTGATCCTGGGCCATTCTTTTCGATCGAATCAAGACGATTAATGATAGAAGTCAATACAGAACTATCTATAACTCTATGATTATCTGGAATACCTGATGTGTCACCTGTTCCAAACTGTCTTGATCCATCTTCTTGATCAGTTTCAATAATCCATTGTTCAACTCGACCTAATCTTAATGTAATTAATCCAATAGCATCAGAAATGCTTAATTTAGAAAATGGTAATCCATTTTGGCTCTGTTGTTGTTGTTTATCATAAAATTGTTGATATTGTTGTGGAGGTTGTTTAACAGGAGTGGCAGGGTTTTGCATAGATCTAGCTGTTCTTACATTATTTGGTGGCGGTGGCATATTATATCCTACGCCAGGTGGCATTTGTTGAGCAAAAGCGGCTTGTGATCCGATTGAAGTAACAGGTCTATTTCCACTAACAGGTGGAGCATTTTCTCCAGCCCGTCTAGCTCTAGCAGCAGCAAGTGATCGTGAACTCATAATATAATTATTATTACAATTTGTTTCTAAATAACTTACGCAAATATACCTTTTGTAAAGGTATAGCCAAAACTATATTTATTTGTATACCCTAAATTATTTATGCAAATAATATATATGAGAGAAATAATTTTAGGAAATCGTGTTCCTTATGAATATTTTATTACTTATGGTTCTGGTCAATCTAATGTTGGTTCGGAAGGGTTGCCATATGAAACCGGGTCTTATGATGCAGCTTTAACTAAAGCTGGTATTCAAAATGCAAATATTATTGAATATACAAGTGTTATTCCAACTGGTGCTAAAGAAATATCTAAAGAAGAAGGTTTAAGCAGACTTCAATGGGGAGAAGTATTGGAATGTATTAAAGCTCAAAGAAATGGAGAGAAAGGTGATTTTATTAGTGCTGCAGTTATGACAACAGATGTTTATGATCCAAATGGTAAGTTCCTAGGTGGATTTGCGTGTGAATATTCAGGAAGCGGAACAAAAGAAGAAGCTGAAAGATCATTAGAAGGATCTATTGATGGTATAATTGAACGCAGAAATTTTGGAAGAACAGAGGGTGGGTCAAAATTATACAAAGATAATATAACAGATAAAGGTTACAAATATCATCCAGGGAAAATATTTGTATATGACAACTTAGATGTTAAAGACCATCACGGAACAGTTTTAACATCCATATGTTTTGTATCATATAGGTTCCCAGAATTAACAGCTAGTAGAGGTGGAAGAAGAACAAGAAAAAATAGAAGAGTATAACGTTATATATTCATTTATCATAAAATAAATTTATAATATTTATTGTTTTCAATGTAACATTTTCTGGAGATGACCAATATTTTATTTCATTTTCTAGTTTACATAATCTATCATTCCATTCTTTTATTTTTGATTTTTTAATGACACTAATTCCATATTTATTATATGTCCAACAAGATGTTATATTTGTGTTTTCATTTAGATAATCATCTGGGTTAAAACGAATAAATATGATAGGTCGATGTCCTAAATCCTGTGATAATTCCATCATTCTTTTATTCTCGCAAATATTATCATAACCACTATGTTGATTTTCATCAATTTCTATTATCAATATTTGATATCCCAAATCTAATAATAAATCTGGCCTTTTTTTAGAACATCCGTCTTGTATCATTTTGTCTTCATTCCAAGTGAAAGCAGGAAATTTATTTTTTACATATTCAACAACAGCATATTCTTTTGTTTTGTAATTTCTTGAAACAGGTTTATTAGGATAAACATTTACATAACATCTTAAACAATAACCATCATATTTATTGGCAACACGTGTATAGCATAAATGAGTTTTACATAATTTGTCTCTGACATTTAACATTCCATCTAATTTATGTTCAAAACAATATATTCCTTTTTGACTACCAGCATAATTAAACGAATGAATTTTTGTACAACCATTAAACATACATATACCATGTTTAACATTAACCATATTTTCTAATTTATGAATTGAACAATATATTGCTTTTTTCTCTCCTTTAAAATTATAACTAGGAGTAATACAACAATTCTCATGTAGACAATGTTTAGCTCGAATATACACCATCCCATTTAATTTGTGTTCTTGACAAAATAATTTAGTTTTTTCTCCAAAAAAATTATAACTTGGTTGAAGATTACAATTATTATGAATACATTTTTTTTCAACAACATTTAACATATTTTTTAATTTGTGTGTATAACAATATAATGGTTTAGTTTCACCTGAAAAATTGAAACTTGGTTTTAAATTACAACCAGTTTGATTACATTTTAGTGAAGACATACTTATCATTCCTTCTAATTTATGTTTACTACAATACAATCTTGTTTTCAAATGTTCATAATTAAAAGATGCTAATTTTTTACAACCATTATGAAAGCATTTTTTATTTTTAACATCAATCATATTATCGATTTTATGCATTTTACAATAAAGACCATATTTTTCTCCCTGAAAGTTATAGTTAGATATTGTTTTACAATTTGGATAATTACACATTTTGTATATTAACTAAAGATTTTATTTTTATATAATTTTTTACAAATAAATTATATAATTACTAAATATTTGGATTTTCTTCTTTAATTATTTTTTCCTTTTTTTTTAAATAAGCACGTCTAGCGTATTCTTTTTTTTTTTCAGGAGTAGCTTCATATATATAGTTATTTTTCTTTTTATATTCTTTAACCCGTTCTTTAATCGCTTCCTTATTTTCTTCATAATATTTTTTTCTGCTTTCAGGTGCAGTGTATTTTTTCAAATGTTCTTTTGTTTTTTGTAATTCTTCATTTAATCGTAAAATTTCTTCTTCCAACTGTTTTATTTTTTCTTGATTATCCATTAATAATATATTTAAATAGAAATATTTAAATATTTTTATTATAAATTAAGCAATCATTGCAACTTTAATAGGTTCATGGTGTTTGTAATTATGGATCTCAAAATCTTCAACTTGATAATCGTTTATATTCTCTCTAACTTGTTTAATGGAAACTGTTGGAAATTCAAATGGTTCTCTTGTAATCTGTAATTTAGCTGCATCAATAGCATTTTCATATAAATGACAATTTCCCATAAAATATACAAATTCATATGCTTCTAATCCACAATGTTTTGCTAGTAAATGAGTAAGAAAACTATATGATGCTATATTTATTGGCTGACCTAATATGGTGTCAATTGATCTCTGGTACATGGCACATGATAATTTATTACCATCATGGACGTTAAATTGACACAAAATATGACAAGGTGGAAGGGCCATTTGGTCTAGTTGACAAGGATTATAACTCGTCATTACCAGGCGACGACTGTTTCTCTGTTTAGGGTCTTTCAATGCATCAATAATTTGCTGTAATTGATCGACACCTTTGAATTCTTTTCTCTCCTTATGAACATCATTAGGGTCATCGTCTAATAATCGTTTACCAGTAAAACAGTTATAATTCGCATTGAAGTATCTCCATTGATACCCATATCCCGGGCCAATTAAATCTTCACGAGTTAAGGTAAGCCCTCTACTATCCAAAAATTCTCTCGAAGCATTCGCATCCCAAATATGGACACCTTGTTCTTTCAATAATCTGTTATCAGTTTCGCCGCGTATAAACCATAATAATTCCTTTAGACAAGTCTTCCAAGCGGTTTTCTTTGTTGTCAAAATAGGAATTTTACCATCCTTTAGAGAGAAACGCATAGAGTGCCCAAAAATACTTTTAGTTTTACCATTTCTACCTTCTTCCCAAAGACCATTTTCCAAAATATTTTCTAATAAATTAAGATATTGATATTCTTCATGTTGAAACTTTTTGATATTATTAAAAATATTTTCTGAAATTTTAGATGTTCCATACAATTCACTAATGTGTTCCCTTTTTTTTTCATCAACAGAAACTAGTTTAAAATTTCCGCATATTTTATTGCATTTAAAGTGTTGATTAGCAACACTATTAGCATATTCTTCCGCAATATGTTCCATTATTTAATAATATTTAGAATAACCTTTAATACTTTTAATATAGTAAAAACAAATTTATTATTTTTATTTCTAAATATACCCTATAGGGATATGGATAACTCCGACGAATCAAAAAGTTTCTTTAAGCACGTTTTCAATTTTGATGATGATTCAAAATCTGAAATATTAAATATACTTCAATACTCCCTTATAGCATTAATTCCAGTTGTAATTTTGAATAAGACAATGCAAAGATACGTCCCTGAAGCAGATGACAAGAAAAGTAGTTTAGAAGTTTCAGCAGAAATAGTAATACAGGTTATTGTTATGTTTATAGGTTTATTGATTATACACAGAATTATAACATTTATTCCTACATATAGTGGTGTAAAATATCCAGAATTCCACATAGTGTATATAATTTTAGCAATTTTAATGATTACATTGAGTTTACAAACAAAACTAGGAGAGAAGGTATCTATTTTAGTGGATCGACTAACTGAATTATGGGACGGAAAACCAGATACTAAAAAGAAAGCTGGTAAAAATGGCAATGGAAATGTGAAAGTATCTCAACCAATTTCTGGACAACAGCAACAACAAATGGGTGGTTATACTGATGGAACAGCAATAAGTTCATTGCCAAATATGAATGCTGTACAACCACCACAAAATACTATGCAACCACAGCAATTACCAAACTATGATGCAATGTATCGCCAGGATACAACACCATTAGTAGGTGCATCAACTCCGGGATTACAAGAAGGTTTTGGTGCTGAACCAATGGCTGCAAATGCTGTTTTAGGTGGTAGCGGAAGCTGGGGTTCTTGGTAAATAAGTAAATCTTGGTAAATAACTAAATTTACATAAATAATATAAAAATTTATTTATGTAAAGTAATAATAATGGATACTAATAAATTATTAAAAGCGTTAGATGATGAATCAAATGAATCATTAATGAACTTTACCACAAAGAAAATAAGAGAAATGAATTTAAAAATTTTAAAGGAGCTTGAATTACCAAAAAAAGAATTAATTGATATATTTAATAAATTAAAGGATTATAAATATGTTGACGAAATGAATGAATTAAAATATGGTACATTTTTAAGATGGATACCAATTGAAGACCCAACAAATATTCAACTAACTAAAGGGGCTATATTCTGTGAAATGAAAATAACTGATGATGGTGTATTTTGCGTTTGTAAAAATTTTGGATTTCCTGTTCGACATTTTCGAATTTCTATGGATAAAAATCTTATATTCCAAAAGTTAACAGAGCAGGAATTGGTTTTATTATCAGCACTAGACCATCTATCATCTTAAAAAGATATTATTTTTCTAGTTTTCCCACCTTTTGAAAAAATCTTTACTTCTTGTTCAAATGGATTAATATCCCTTGGGTCTTCCAAGCCCATTTTTCTTCTCTCCATAGCCTGTCTGGCCTCTGGTGTTGGACCAGAAAATAAACTAACTGCTTCCTCAGGTGATGCTGGTCGTGATCTGAATTGTTCGTCATATTTTTTAAATCTCTCTGGATCTGGAGGGACAGGATATAGTTTAATATCCTTTTGTTCAGGACCCATTTCTATATCATATCCACCACCTGCTTTTCTCTTTTTTGTTTTGCAATTTTTACACTCCTGAAATAATCCAGGTATAAAGACACCTTTTTTGATTAATTCAATATCACTCTTATGTATTGGTTTTTTTACACTAGAAATTTTTTTTCCATTATGGTATTTTGTGATACTTTTATAACCTCTACCTTTCTTAATAGTTACATTACGCACAATTTTTCCTCCTTTTTGGAGAACTGTTTCTGTATTTTCGTACTTAAAACCCTTCATAAAATAATTATAGAAAATAATATAATTAATTTATATAATGGATTACGACGCATTTGTTCATTTATTTCATGTTTTAATAGTTGGAACCCTATTTCTTTATGTAGGTATAAATAGAGAAAAAATATATAAACCCTTATTTAGTATACTATTATTTTTTGGATTTTTAATTATATTTTATCATTTATACAAAATATATGGATATCTAAATGCTGGTAAAGGTATATGGGTGAACCTAATTCACGTGTTTATTGTCGGACCTTTAATAATATATATTGGATATAATGGAGAGAAGACTACCAGAAAATTCTTTGAAATATTATTAATGTTGGGGTTCGCATCAATTGGATATCATCTGTATTATTTATTTAAATAACAAGTCAATTATAAAAATTATAAAATAATAATATATATAATATTTATAATAAAATAACATGAAAAAAAATGATTATTTAATGATTTTTATACTTTTCATAATTTTCATAATTTTAGCTGTAATAATTTTCTATATTTATCAAAATTTATATCAAATTACAAATATTAGTCAAGAATTTGATATTGTTATTATTGGCGCTGGTGTCACTGGAGCATATCTTTCAAATAGATTATCTAATCGATTTCCAGATAAAAAAATACTTGTTCTAGAAAAAAATGATCGCATTGGTGGTAGGCTCTTATCAGTAAATCATAAATCTAATTCAGTTGAAAATCCATTAGAAATAGCTGATGAACATGGTGGAATGAGATTTTTTCCAAATATACATCCATGTGTTAATAAAATGGTAAATGAGTTAAATTTAGAAACTGTACTTGTTCCATTTATTAGTGATAATAATTTATTCTATGCAAGACAACGTACTTTTAGAAATGATAACCTTTTCCCTGAAACAGATTCTGTATATCATTTAAAAGAATATGAAAAAAATGAAGATGTTGGAGCTATACTCAAAGAAAATATAACTCATGTATTTAAAAAATTAGGGTTTAATATTGATAGTAAAGATATGATTAAATATAAAAAACAATTATATAATTATATCAATCTTACAGCACTTAATTTTAAACATGAAGTAACTAATAATGGACTTGTTGCTATTTCAAGTGATAATTGGAAAAGATATTTAGATATTAGTGGATATGGAAACATGTTTGATCAAGATGAACAATTTTTATGCTGTGCTATTGAAGAAATGAGCCTTAATAGCAAATCAAAAAAACCATCTGAACAACAACATTTTGTTAAACATGGATATCAGCAAATACCTATTAAACTAATGAATAATTTCAAAAAAGTTTCATTTCATGAATTATCTTCAAATAAGACAGATCAAAATAACTTAATTGTTAATAATACTAACTTTTATAAATTTAAAGAAAGTAATTATAATAAAGTATCTGTTTATGCATCTGACATAAATACTAAACAAAATTTCCATATTACTACAAAAAAATTATATATATGCACACCAACCGATGTTATATGTAATATTCAAGGATTTAGTAATAAATTTACTTATTCTATATCTAAAAATATAAGAGAGTTTGTTCTGTTTAAAATTTTTTTACATTATAAAAACAATTGGTGGAATGAACTTGGATTTTTTGGTGGAAGATGCACAACTGATTTAAATCTTGGTCAGTTATGGTTTTACAATAATAATACTTTAATGATATATGCAGCAGCAAATCAAGGCTTATTTTGGTCTAATTTTATTCCATATGAAAACCAAATCGATTTTATTCCGGTAAATGATCAAACAATGAATATGGTAAATACATTAATTGATATGTTAAAGCAATTTTTTAAAAATTATAACATAAATATACCATTTCCTGATGGTATTTCTTGGACTTATTGGAAAAATGGAATGACTTTGTGGAAATCTGGTAATTTTGAACAATCAACTAATTCAATAATTCAAGATTTAATTAATATAAACGACAATATTTATTATTTAAATAATGATATTACTTTAAATCAAGGTTGGGTTGAAGGTTGTTTTGAAATAGTAGATGATTTTATAAAAGATAAATATAATATGCCTGGACTTCTAGAAAATAATATGGAAATAGTATAGATTTATGAAAATGGTATAAATTAGAGTAATATTTACATTATATTGTAATATAAATATTATATTATTTTATCTTGAATTGGTCTAACATTCTTTTTTAACCCATTTTTTAGTTACGACTGCTTTTACGCTCTCTAAAGCTCCAAGTGTCCAACCCTGATTGCGACTTACAGCTTCCCCCACAACTAAAATGCCTTCTTCTGGATGTTGAGCTTTATCTATAAATTTTTCTCTTGAACCATACAGCTCTTTATTTAAAGGTTTGTAATAATGTGTACCAATAGGCCAATAATAATCCTTAATAGCAATAATATGAAGTGAGTTTTCAGGCATACCCAAACACATTTCTAAAAGTCTTTCATATAAATGTCTATTAGATTGTATATTTTGTAGATTATTTTTAAGAGCAATTGCATTATTATTATCATTATAAGCAATCATATAAACTCCATTATCAGGATCCATCGGAATAATTCGCTGTAAAGGTCCAGGTACAAATGTAAAACCTTTTATATATTCTTTTAAAATAGGGATCGAACTTTTGGTAAATTTTGCATATAAACGCAAAAATGGTTGTCCTTCAATATCATTATAAATAGGATGACTTGGTAATAATTTTCTGACAGTATCGATAGTTGACGCAACAATCACCTTATTGCATACATATTGGGTGTCATTTTCTACATTAATTAAAAATTTACAAGGGTTCTCTTTTGTCTTAGTAATACCAAGTACTTTAGAAGAAAAATGAAAATGTTCTCCACCAATATGATGATATAATTTCAATACAAGTTTTCGCCAAGGAACATGAAATGCTTTCCAACAGCAAGCATTGTCTTCCATTCCATAATAGTATAATGTTTCAAATGCATCTTCGTTTTCGTAGTCAGTATAACCAGCAGATATTATGAAATTATTATAATTTTTCTCTCCAAGAATTTTAGTGGCAAACTGCTTAAATGTTACATATTTGTCTTTATCCTTAAATGTTTTATATTCTTTTCTTAAATCATCCATAATTTTATTAATATCGACAGAATGTACTAATCTAGATTTATGTGGATTAACAATATATTCTGGTGAATTCAATTTAAAGTAGGTAAGCAATTTATGCAATAATTTGTCTTTAGATTTTCTTCCAATTCCTGCACCAGTAACAATTTCAGTTCCGTAAAACATTTCATTGCTAGTTCTACCACCAATCCATGTTTTTTTATGTTTTTCTAAAATTATAAAAGAAGTATTTGGAGATAATTGTTTAATGTGAAATGCACTGTATAATCCAGACATACCACTTCCAATAATAATTATATCAACATATTTCATCTTATTATAGTTTGATATAATTATTTTCTACTTTTTCTTGTCATATTATTTTTATTTTTAAGATTAATTTCTTGTCTTTTTTTACATGTGAATTTTCCACGTATAAGTCCCTTACTATTAATGATTGATTTTGTACATATACCAATTGCACGAGCTTCATTTTGTTTGTCCACTCGTTTGATACAACGACATAATTTGCTGACGAGGATTTTTTCCGCTTGTATCTTTAATAAGCGCTTAGATTTAGGTATCGGTTTATTATAAAATTCTAAAATTTTCTTATAATCAGCATTTGTAAGTTCGGACATATGGTTATATATATTTTACAAATAAAATAATTTAATAAATATCCAGAAAAATAGTTACTTAAAAATATTATAATTTACTTAAAACTAATTTACACTAATAAATTATCTAATATATAATGTGAATTAATTTCTAAATATATATTAGCAATGAAGGTAGTAGTGTTTGATTTAGATGAAACACTTGGTTATTTTACTCAATATAGCATATTTTGGGATAGTTTATCAAATTATTTAAAAAATAAAAATAGAAATCAGCTAACTCAGAGCGATTTTAATGAGATACTTGATTTATTTCCAGAGTTTCTTAGACCAAATATAATAAATATTTTAACATACTTAAAGAGTAAAAAAAAATCAAATTGTTGCAATAAAATGATGATTTATACAAATAACTCAGGTCCTCGTGAATGGGCACAACATATCATAAAATATTTTGAAAACAAAATTAATTACAAATTAATAGATCAGATTATTGCTGCATTTAAAATAAATGGTAAACGTGTAGAAATATGTAGAACAAGTCAAGATAAAACACATAAAGATTTAATTAAATGCACTAAAATACCGATTGATGCCGAAATTTGTTTTATGGACGATACTTTTTTCCCATATATGGCTCACGATAACATTTACTACATTAATGTTAAACCTTATTATCATGACTTATCATTCGAATATATGTTAAATACCTTTTCAGGATCAGAAATAGGAAAAAAAATATTAGGCGTTGAATCTGATTTCAATGCCTTTATGACGGAACATATAAAATTATATAACTACAAGGTGATTTCAAAGGATGATAAAGAATATGAAGTTGACAAAGTGCTTGGAAAACATATAATCTCACATTTACAAGCATTTTTCAATCAGTCTACAAAAAATAGAACTATTAAAAATAGATGTAATAAAAAAAATAAAACTCTTAAAAGGTTTGTTTAATAACATTCTTAATATCAGTCAAATAATTATTTAATGCTGATGTTGTTAAGATTAATAAACCACCACTAAATGCTATTTTACGGTCTAAATCAGTGAATTCATAATTACTTCTAAAAGGATTAAATCTCCATATCAAAAATAAGCAAATATATATTCTAACATAATAATCTAAAGATTGTAAATATTTTTCTGCGGATTGAGATAAACCAAGAAAAGAAAGAATAATTAAAGAATAAGAGATGACAATAAAAGTATTAAATAATATTTCCTGTAATCGATGGAGTTGAGATTTAATCATATATTAATACGAGATAAAAGGTATAAATTGACAAGTAAATATTAATTAAATTTAATTATATATTATATTATTTATATATTATATTATTTATATATTATATTATTTATATACATCTAAAGTTCTAGCACTAGGATCACTTGCGTTAGTATATTTTGGCATCCAAAAATAAGGTAAAATATGTGAACAATTTGGATATTCCTTGTCAAAAATTTCTTTATAATATCTTTTTTCTAACTCGATACATGGTTTATAAACTTCATTTGACATTGGATATATTTCGTCATAGTGTTTAGCTATAAATTCTTGTAAAATAGTAAATAATGAACGACCGTGTGAGCTGACACCATCACTAAATGCTTCTTTTCTTCTCCATAATATTTCATCCGGCAAAATTTGTCTACCAAGACAATCTGTATAAAAATCTTTTTTAAAGCTATTACGTAACAAATATTTTTCTAATTGTTGAAAATAATTTTTATGATTACGAAAATATGGATGGATGGATAAAACAATATTTACAAAATTTTTGTCTAAAAATGCTGTACGAGGTTCTAGTCCATTTGATGAAATAGATTTGTCACATCTTAAAACATCAAATATATGAATATCTTTTAATAATCGCCGCGTTTCCTTATCAAATTCAATATCATCAGGACATTTATTCATATATAAATAACCACCAAACAATTCATCAGATCCATCACCATTAAAAATTACTTTTGCTTGAGAATTAGCAGCAATATATTTACCAATTAAATAATTTCCAATACTTGCTCTTACTGTAGTTGTATCATAGCTTTCAATCGCTTTAATTACCTCTGGAATAGCGTCAAACATTTGTTTTTCAGTAACAATAATTTCAGTGTGTTTTGATCCGATATAATCAGCAACTATTCTGGCATATTTAATATCTTCGGAATTTTCAAGTCCAATACTATAAGTTTCAAGTTGTTCTTCTGCACTTTTAAATGTTTTGAAATATTCACTTACCAAAGCAGCAACCAAACTACTATCAAGTCCACCACTTAATAAACATGCAACTGGACGTTCAGTAGTTTGACAACGTTTAAGAACAGCACCAGATAATGCAGATGTAATTCTGGAATATAATACGTCCTTGTATTCTTTTGTACTTGTTATAGGTGAAATATTCACTATTTCACTATTAGGAAATGTAGGAATAAAATAAGCCAAATTATTTATAGATGAGACCCACTGTTTATCAGAGTTATATGTGAATATAGAATAAGTACCTGGTTGAAACTGATTTACATAAGAGTTTTCTGAATCCAGATTATAAAATGGTTCAAGCATTTTAAGTTCAGAAGCGAAACCTTCTAAAACCTGAGAATTGATATTATTAGAACAAGTATTAATATTTTTACTAAGTTTATATAACGGTCTTACTCCATAAGGATCTCTTGCTGCAAATATTTTGTTTTCTTTTCTATCATATAAAACGAATGCAAATTCACCATCAAGCATAACTAATGTTTGTTCAATACCATATTTCAAATATAAATGAATTATAACTTCACAATCTGAATCAGTATTAGGTGTAACATTCATAGACTTATATAAATTTTTATAATTATATATTTCTCCATTACATATTAGCTCTACTCCATTTAAAATAAGTGGTTGGTTAGATTCTTCATTTAATCCATTAATGGCTAAGCGATGAAAACCTAAAACTATCTCTTGATTCGAATATAAAACTAATTTAGAAGTTTCAGGACCTCTATTTTTACCTCTTTTAAATACTTCTGCAATCATATCCATATTAATTTGTGAATTAACATTTGAATTTAGTAAAGCAAAAATACCACACATATAATAATAAAATTATTGTAAATCCTTTAAGCTTTTTATAAAAAATAATAATATATAAATATATCAAATGGCTCAAGAACCTGTATCGGAAATTCATAAACAAACAAATAATCGTATATATGACAGAAATATACCATCGCAGCTACTGCAACCATATTTAGATGTGAGACCAGTAATGACAAAGTATTCTTATTTTCCTATTGTAGATCCTCGAAAACAGATAAATGTTCCATTCGCACAATTACCAACATATAATGTTCATCAAGTATTTAATCCGGGAAACACTCAATCACCATGGTCAGGTTTTGCATCAAATATTAATACTGAATCCGAATTAAGAAACCAAATTTATGCTCTGCAAAAATGTAGCCAAGCAACATATGTTCCTACTTCAAATAGTGATTTATACACATATAAATTTCAACCTACATCACAACCAAATCCACATGAAATGTTATTTAAGACTGAAACATTTGATTCATTTAATCCAAATCCATCAGATAGTATATGTGGTACGTCTATATTTTTTAATAGTACAAGATGTCAAGTTAAGGATATAACAAAACAGAATTGTTAAAACGAAAACAAGGAAAAATAAAAAATTAAATTTATGGTTTTATTATATGTCTCAATCATTAGTTGATCAGATAACTTTAGATTGTCTTTTAAACAAGGAAACTATGGGAAAACATGTAATGAAACAGAGAGAAAAACAAATAAATAAAGAAGAATTTCAATTTTATAAAAAACGCATTTTTAATTTATTTAAGGAATTAATAACTAATAATCCTCCGAAAGAATTGTCACCTGATGTTAAATATGCTTATGATACATTTATTAAATCAGCTATACACTATTTCAAAATTATCGATAATAATGATTTATTACAAGAAGAATATAAAGATGTAACTTTTCCTGAAGAAATATGTATAAACGATAACATAGATATATCTGGAAATTCTATGGAAGCAGATAAATTAATGATGCGTTCGGTTAAAATGGATCTACCAACTTTAGATAAATATATTAAACGAAGTGGAAATAAAAAACCAGATAATGTTATTTTGCCGAAATCGAGAGAAGTTGATATTATGAGTCCAGAATTTAAAAATAAGGGAATAAAAGAAATTGAAGAAAAAAAGAATATCACTATTATTTATGAAGACACTCAAAAGACAAAGAAATAAAAAAATAATTATAAAGAATAAATTAAAAAATAAAACAGTAAATAATCGAGTGAAACGGGGTTCTGGTAAAAACAAAACTATAAAAAAAGTAAACTGCAGTCCAAAAAGTAAAGATGAATTAAATGAATTTAGTTGTTACACTAATAAATCACTTATTCAGTTAAGGGATCGTTGGAATGCTAGACATCCTGATGTAAAAATAAATTCAAATTCTCCGAAAGAAATTCATAAACAATTAACCACATATTTAAAAGATATATGTAATAATGAAGCCTGTTGGTTAAGGCAAAAAGGTGCGTTTGGACAACTTGAAAATGAGTTGACAGATTCTTTTGCTCCAGAATCACCTCCAGAATGGAAAACAAATCCAAATGAATGGTTATCCAGTACAGATATTATGAAGGTTATGAAACAATATGAAAAGGCATATAAGGAGTTTGATTTTATTGGACCATCACCGATTGATTTTGATACAAGAAAATTATACGGAGAATGTGTTTGGGAAGAATTGTGTAATTTTAATCTAGAAAAACTAATAAAACAAGGTAAAACCAAAATAGGTATTATTTTTAATACTGATCCTCATAATAAACCTGGACAACATTGGATATCGATGTTTATTAATATTAGAAAGGGTAAAATATTTTTCTTTGACAGTACGGGAGACCCAGCACCTCCAGAAATTAAAAGTTTAATTGATAGAATTAAAGATCAAGGTTTGAATATAAATCCAAAAATAAATTTTAAGGTTGATAGCAATGAAGGTATTGAACACCAATATGGAAATACTGAATGTGGTATTTATTCGATTTTTTTCATTGTTCATATGTTAGAAGATAAAATGACAGAACATTATTTGAAAACACATATATTGAAAGACGAATATATGGAAAAATTTAGACATATTTATTTCAATGATTCGTTATAAAAATATATAAAAACACAATAGTATTATTATATATTTAAATGTCATTAAAACAATTTATACAAAAAGAAAATATTCAAATGTTATGGGATGTTGTCAGCGATGAGGATATTTTTAAATTTCTTTCACCAGATATCCAAAGTAAAATTTATGATGTATTCATAAATAATATTAAAGGATTTTTTGAAGTTGAGAAAATCAAAACAAACTCATTAGTAGATATAAATAAAAAATATATTCTGCTTATTCTTAATCACATTAAAAAAACATATCCATATCAACCTAGTAAAATTAAAATACATAGCGAACCTCCTGTTAAAGAATTGATTACATATGAGGAAATACAGAATGATAGAAAAAATCAATTTGATAAAGATTTTTCAAAAAGACAAGAAGAATTCGAAGATTTTATGGCTGTAAAACCTCCACCAGTACCTGAATTTGCTGATCCCGTGGGGAAAACCGATAAACCTATTAAGGAAATGGATAAAATTATAAAAGATATGCAAGCTCAACGTAATTATGAGGTTGAACAAATAAATAAAAGTTATAATCATTATAATAATACTAATAATAATCCTAATAATCAAGTTGATAATTGGTTGAAACCACAAGAAACATCACTTAAAAGTGAAAAGTTTCAAGGTCAAGAAATAAAGGAAGAACAAACAAAACAATATAAAAGATTTAAATTTTTAAATGATTTAGACCCTGGATTATCCCCTACCAATAATAAGAAAAATGTTTCATTCAGTGATAATGATGAAATTAAAACTTTTATATCAGAACCAATTCCAGAAAATGATGAAGAGATAAATTTATTTTCAAAATTTAAAAAAATTAATAAGGAAGACAATATAAATATTAAATTTCATGAACAAACCTTTAACGATGAAGATAGACTTGCAAAGCTAGAGAAAAATATGAGAAATTTAAATGAAAAAATGGATAAAATGCTTGCCTTACTATCAAATAAATAGATATAGATATTTTGATAAATTCGTTGCTCAAAATATATATTAAAATATAAAAATTTAGCATAATAATATTACCATAATTATTTATTTACTAACTGTTTAAATACCTTCTCTCCACGTTCATTTGTCTCATATGTTCCGATTTGAACAGGAATTATATTTGGGTCAGTTAAAGCTGCTTCATAAGATTTTAAGTCGTAAATGTTTAAAACTTTATCACTAATCCTACGATATACATATTTAACACCATTAATAGTAACAGGTTTACCTCTCCATTCTATCGCTATTTTATTTGCTTGCACAGTTGTGTCGTTTTGTTGCTCTGAGAAATCAGGAACATAAGAGAATTTATCGATTGATGGGTCACCAAAATTAACACATTTACCGTTCGAATAAATATAACAATCAAATGCAGATTCTTTAATGGCTTCTGTTAATTGGTTTGTCAAATTAGCTTTTATTTCAGATATTTCGAACAAGTATTGATCACTTGTTAAAGGAGTTTTTGGCACTGATTTACTTAAATCTTTTCTCTTCAATTCAATAGCCTCATCTGATTTTAATTGGGCTTCACTAAAAACCATTAAATAAACAAATACTTCGACTGTTTGCAGTGCTGGTGGTAAATCTTTATGACTGCATATACGTCTAGCACGACCAATGACTTGTTCTGAACGCACAGGATGCCAATAAGGATCCATTAAATGTACATAACGAGTGTTGCGCAAGT